GAGTTAAAAGTTGCTAATGAAGATAGAAGGGTTGTTGTCGGAATTGCGTTAGTTCCTGAAAAGAGAATTTATCGTAAAATGAAAGACAAAGAGTTTAACATTTATTTCAGTAAAGAAACAATAGCTAAAGCACAAGAGTTATATATGCGAAATCTAAACGCAAATAACGTAACTAGCGAACACGAGAAGCCTGTAAAAAATGCAACAGTTATAGAATCCTGGATCGTAGAAGATGCAAAAAACGATAAGTCTAATTTATATAAGTTAAATGCTCCTGTAGGTAGTTGGATAATTATGATGAAAATCAATAATCTACAAGAATGGAAGTTAATTAAAAAAGGAGAATATAAAGGTTTTAGTATAGAAGGTATGTTTCAGGGATTTGAACAATTAGATGCAAGTACACAATTATCTGAAGATGAATTGATGGTTGCAAAGATTAAAGATATAATTACAGAGATAGATTTAAAATCTGATAAAGTAGAGTTAGGTTTAGTTGATGACATTGAAACATTATTTAAGGATGTTATTACACAAGACGATAGAATAGAAAGTTTAGCTAAAGAGTTAAGAAGTATATCTATTAAAACTGCTGTAAAAATAGAGAAAATGCGTAAGATGCGAAGTCAGGTAGAATCTAAAGCAAAAGAATTAGGTGTTGATGTTAATACAATAATTGCAAGTGCTATGTTTTCAAGAACAAACAACATAATGAAAAGAATAGACCAAATAAAAAATCTATAAACTTAAATAACCTAAAAATACAACAGAATAATAATCTAATAGTTATATAATTAAATAATCTAAAATTAAGATAAAATGAGCAAAGCAAGTGATACATTAAACGCAATTAAAACAGCTTTAGGAATGGAAGTTGAAGTTAAGTTAGCGACAATGAAACTAGAAGATGGTGTTACTGTTATTGAAGCAGAAACATTTGAAGCTGGTCAAGCAGTAGTTATAGTAACAGAAGATGAGCAAAAAATAGCTTTACCTGAAGGAGAATATGTACTAGAAGATGGTATGATCCTGAAAGTAGAAGAAGAAGGAATTATTGCTTCAATTTCTGAAAGAGAAGAAGAAGTAAAAGAAGAAGAAGTAGAAGAAGAAGTTGCTGCATCTAGCAAACCAACAGAAACTGCTACTCCTAAAAAAGTAGTTGAAGCAGTAACAAAAGAATCTTATTTTTCTAGCGAAGATATGGATGCTATCGGAAAATTAATTGATTCTAAACTTGCAGAATTTAAATCTAATTTAACATTATCTACAGATGTACAAAACGAAGAAGAAAAAGAAGAAAGCAAAGAAGTAGAACTTACTGATGTTCCAGCTTCAAAACCAATTACTCATAATCCTGAAAACACATCAACAGGAATTAAAGTTAAATATGCACAAAATAGAGCAAAAACAACTTTAGATAGAGTAATGGAAAGAATAAGTAATTCATAATTTTAATTTATAAAAAAGTAAAAAATGGCAAATCCAACATTATCAGGAAACACTTATGCAGGAGAGTTCGCAGGGAAGTATATCTCGGCAGCTTTATTATCTGCAACAACATTAGACAGAGGTCTAATTACAATTATGCCTAATGTAAAATACAAATCAGTTTTACAAGTAGGTTCTTACAATGATGAAGTAGTTAAGGCATCAACTTGTGATTTTACAGCAAGTGGAGCATTAACATTAACAGAAAAAGTTATCACACCTGAAGAATTTCAAGTAAACGTACAGCTTTGTAAAAAAGATTTACACGCACAATGGGAAGCTGAACAAATGGGATTTTCTGCATTTGATAATTTAGCACCAAACTTTGAGGAGTTTGTAATTGCTTATACAGCAGCTAAAGTTGCTAATAACATTGAATCTCAAATATGGGAAGGTGCAACAGCAGATGCTGACCAATTTACAGGATTCTCTGATTTATTAGATGCTGATGCAGACGTTATTGACGTAGCTGGTGCATCTTCAGCTATCGGTGCTTCAGCAACAGTTTTGGCAGAACTTGGAAAGTTGGTTGATGACATACCTACATCCGTTTTTGGGAAGGAGGATTTACACATATACGTTGCTCCAAATATTGCTCGTGCGTATGTTCGTGCATTAGGTGGATATGGTGCTGCTGGTTTAGGTGCTAACGGTATCAACGGTCAAGGAACAATGTGGTATTCTACAGCTAATGCTTCTGCATTATCATTTGATGGTATTCCTGTTGTAGTTGCACAAGGTCTTGGTGCTAACAAAGCTATTGCAGCACAAAAATCAAACTTATTCTTTGGTACAGGTCTTTTATCAGATACTACAGAAGTACAAGTTATTGATATGGCTCCTCTTGATGGTTCAAGAAATGTAAGAGTTATTATGCGATTTACTGCTGCTGTACAAACAGGAGTTGGTTCTGACATAGTTTGGTACAGACCATAAGATTAATTAACTAGATTTTTAAAAAGGGTAGGTAAAAGTGCCTACCTTTTTTTATAACATTTAAAAATATAAAAATATGTCTTGTGATATTTCAGCAGGTAGAGTAGAGCCTTGCAAAGATGTAGTTGGAGGTATAAAAAACTTATACTTTGTAAACTACGATAATATTGATAGTTATACTTTTGATGGTGTTGATACTGATGTAATAGATGGTTTTAATTCTACAGGATCAATCGTTGGCTATAAATATGAATTAAAAGGTGGTAATAACCTTGAACAAACTATTACAAGTTCTCGTGAGAATGGTACAACATTCGTAGAACAAACATTAACAGCAGTTTTAAAAAAACAAGATGTTGGTACACATAAGCAAGTAAAATTACTTTCTTTTGGTAGACCAAGAGTTGTAGTAGAAGATTACAATGGTAATTTCTTTTTAATGGGATTAGAACACGGAGCAGAAGTTACAACAGCAGCAATAACAACAGGAACAGCAATGGGTGATTTAAATGGTTATACAATAACTATGGTTGCTCAAGAAAAGATTCCAGCAAACTTTATTGATGCTACAGAAACTACAATTGCAGCTAGTCCGTTTTTTGATTCAGTTGTTACATCATAATATTGATAGAGCAGAGTTTATTCTTTGCTCTATTTTTTTACTATGGTAAAATTAGAATCATATACAGACTATCCTAAACAGGCATCTGAAAATGCTAAAATAGCTTTGAGGTATGCAGAAGAAAATGGTTGGGGTTCTTGTGGAACAGCAGTAGGAAAACAAAGAGCAAATCAACTAGCAAAAGGAGAGCCTATTTCAAGAGATACTATTGCTAGAATGGCAGCTTTTGAAAGACATAGACAAAACTCTAAAAAGAAACTAGGAGATGGCTGTGGTAGATTGATGTGGTTAGCTTGGGGAGGAGATGCTGGTGTTAAATGGGCGCAAAGAAAGTTAAAACAAATTGATAAAGAAAAAAGTTTAAAAATGACAGCTTACGAAAGAGTCTTAAACAGACTAACTAAAAATAAAGAAGTAGAGTTAAAATCTGAAAAGGTTGAGTTATCAATTATTGATGATTTAAATAATGCTTTATCTGCATCAAGTAAAACAATAGCTGAAATGAATGAAATTTTAAAAAAAATAAATTCTTTAAATTCTGATATAGATAAAGGTAAAAAGAAATTTGAAAAAGCTAGTGCAGATGAAAAGAAAGCATCAGATAAATTCTTTAAATTAGAAGATGAATTTCTTAAAGCAAAAAGAATATATAACGATTCAATAGATAAAAGAAAACAAGAATTAGAATATATTGACCGAGATAGAGATTTATTAAATAAAGAAAGAAAAAATTCAATAAAAATTTTAAAACAAAGAGAAAAATTAGAAGCTATTTTTAATAAAAACATAAGGAGGGCTGAAAAGGCAGCAAAAGAATTAGGTTTAAAATTACCTATTGATAAGTATAAAAAAGCACTTGATAGATTAATAGATTTACATCAAAGAATATCAATTGCTTCAGATAAAAACAAAATCTGATAAAAAAAGTTTTAATAAATAAACCTACCATAATCGGTGGGTTTTTTTATTGCTTTAAAAAAAAAGTATATATTTTTTGTTAATAAATAAAATAATTGTATATTTACATAAATAAAAACACATAAATTATGACAATTACAAAAAAAGAATTTAACAGAGAAGATTTAGAAATGAGAATAGAAAGATTAGAATATATGATAAAAAGATTTGAGAGATTTGATAACACTCAAAAAGTAAACTCATTAAGTAGAAAATTGAGAGTTTTAAAAGAAAAAAAAGAAGGACGTTGGACATTAAGAAAAAATAAATAAAAACAATTATTAAAAAAAAAGAAAGGGAGTTAATAGCTCCCTTTTTTTTATATATAAACAAATTACCTAAAAAATAGTTATATAAGTATGGTAATATTAAAAGAACAAGGCACAAGCCAAAATTTCAAAATAATTCCAAGAGTAAACCAGGCTGATAGTTTAGTTATAAAAGGAGTAGAAGGATCCACAAGCTATTCTATTACACCTACATTTGATAGGTATTTTATGGTTATAGCTGGAACGTTTACTTTAAAACAAGGACAACAGTATAGTTTTGATGTAAAAAATGGAACAGAGGTGGTTTATAAGGGTAGAATATTTTGCACAAATCAAACTATAACAGATTACACTATAAATAGTGGTCAATACACAGAAACAACGTCAAACAATGACTTTATAATTATATAATGGAGAATAACGTACATATATTAGAGTTAGCTAAATACGAAAAGCCTGAAATAGTAGAATCTAATAACAAAGATTGGATAGAATACGGAGCAAAGAATGATTATTACGATTGGTTAATTGGTCGTTACAAAAATTCAACAACAAATAATGCTGTTATAAACAACATTGCAAAGTTAATTTATGGTAGAGGATTACACGCATTAGATGCTAGTAGAAAGCCTAACGAGTATGCTATGATGAAAGCAATGATTTCTCCTAAAGCATTAAGAGGAATAGCCTTAAACTTTAAAATGTTAGGTGCTGGATATTTCCAAATATTATATAATAAACAACATACAAAGATTGTAAAAGTTGATTACATACCAACAAGATTAATCAGGGTAGGTAAATGTAACAAAGATGGAGAAATAGATACTTACTATTATTCTGATAATTGGGATGAAGTAAGAAAAAATCCTCCTGTAAAATATTCAGCTTTTGGAACAAGTAAAGATGCGATTGAAATTGATTGTGTTAAGTTTGATTCTGTAGATATGAAATATTATACAGATGTTGATTATCACGGAGGTTTGCCATATGCAGTTTTAGAAGAAGAAATCGCAAACTTTCAAATTAATGATGTACAGAATGGTTTTAGTGCTACAAAGCTAATTAACTTTTCTAATGGTGTTCCAACAGAAGAAGCACAAAGAGATATCACAAGACAAGTAAAAAATAAACTTACAGGATCAAGTGGAGATAAAATAATAGTTTCTTTTAACGACAATGCAGAATCAAAAGCTACAATAGAAGATATCTCATTAGATGATGCACCTGAACATTACCAATATTTGTCAAATGAATGTCAAGCAAAAATATTAAATTCTCATACAGTTATTTCTCCTATGATTGTAGGAATAACAAACGAGAATCACGGATTCAGTTCTAATGCTGATGAAATAGAAATGGCAACAAAGGTATTTTATAATCAAAGTATAGTTACATTTCAACAAGCAATCATAGAAAAAATAGATGAATATTTAGCTTTTAATGGTTGTGCTTTAGATTTATATTTTAAACGATTAAATCTAATGGATTCTATAGAAGAAAAACAACAAGCAAAAGAAGAAGCAGAATTACGTTTATCAGACCAATTTATAGATTTAATTCACGAGTTAGGAGAAACTGAATCTGATGATTGGGTTTTAATAGATGAAAGGGAAGTAGATTTAGAGAATGAGGAGTTTTATAACAATCAGGTTAAAGAATGGGAAGCTGAATTACAAAAAAAAGAAGAAACTACATTATCTAAAATATGGAAATTTGCAACAGGGAGAGCAGCACCAAATAAACCTAGCGAACAAGATAAAGAAGTTAAAGGTTTTTATTTTAAAGTAAGATATCAATATGCAGGAAATCCAAGACCACAAAGAAAGTTTTGCAGAGAAATGTTACGAGCCTTAAAATTATACAGGCTTGAGGATATCAATAAATTAAGTGCTGCAAATCCAAATAAAGGTTTTGGAGAAGGTGGTTCAGATAACTACGATTTGTTCAAATATAAAGGAGGTGCAAGATGTCGTCATAAGTGGTTAAGAAAGACGTATGTTGCAGCATCAGCAAAAGAAACTATATCAAGTTACAATACAGTAGAGGTAACAAAAGAAAATGCTAGAAGGTTTGGTTATGTTCCTCCAAAAAATGATTATTTAGCTGGAATAGAAACAAATAAATTACCATTAAAAGGTTTTAGTCCAAATAATCCTAATTTACCATCAGACGTATAAAAAAATAAAAAATGAGTTACGCATTATTAATAACAACACAAGACATTCCAAAGTTTACAGCTTTGAACGGAAATACTGATGTAGATAAGTTTGTACAGTTTGCTCTTATTGCGCAGGATATACATATACAAAACTATACAGGCACAAATTTATTAGATAAGATTCTAGCAGATATTACAGCAGGAACATTAGCTGGGGATTATTTAAACTTGGTAAACAATCATTTAAAGAAAATGTTGATCCATTTTGCTATGGTTGAATATTTACCATTCGCAGCTTATACGATAGCTAACAAAGGAGTATATAAGCACGGAACAGAGAATGGAGAAACTGTAGAAAAAAACGAAGTTGATTATCTAGTAGAAAAAGAACGACAAATAGCACAACATTATACAGATAGATTTGTTCAATATATGTGTAATAATTCTAGCTTGTTCCCTGAATACTCAAATAACGAAAGTGATGATATGAATCCTGATAAAAACGCATTTAGCTGTGGTTGGGTTTTAGATGAAACACCTGAAACAGTACAAGGTTATGATAAACGAGATGTAGCTATATGAGAAAAGTATATAAACCAAAACAAGTAAACATTAAAAAATTACAAGTTTACTTAATGACAAAAAGTAAGAAATGAATTTAGTTATTTTTAGCTGGTGTTTAGCATTTTTTGTTATTGTATATATAGTAATAAAAAAATAAGAAATAATGAAACAATTAATCGTAGCACATACGTCAGTTTTTATGAAAACAATATTAGTGTTTTTTAGTCCAATAAAGCCTATTATTTTATTAGTAGGTTTATCTACGATCCTAGATACTATTGCAGGGATATGGAGAGCAAAAAAATTAAAAGAAAAGGTATCTAGTAGAAAAGCAAGAAAAGGGTTAATTCCTAAATTAATGAGTTATATCGTTGCAGTCTTGTTAGTTTATACAACAGACTTTTTTATAATAAACGAATTAGTAGGTAATTTTATAAGTATAGATTATCTAGCAACAAAATTAATTGCGTTAGCATTAATATCTGTTGAAGTTAAATCTATAGACGAATCATTTAAAGCAGTTAAAGGTTGTTCGTTTTTACAAAAAATTACAGACATTATTTTAAAGGCTAGAGATATTCGTAAAAATTTACGTTAATGGCAAATTTAGAATATTTAATTATTCATTGTACAGCTACACCTGAAGGAAGGGAAGTTACATCTAACGAAATTTACAGATGGCATACTAATCCAAAAGATAAAGGTGGAAGAGGTTGGTCGCAAGTAGGTTATTCTGAAATGATACATTTAGACGGAACTATTGAAGAATTAGTTCCTTATAATGATGACCATTATGTTGATAGCTGGGAAGTTACAAATGGTGCTAGAGGAATGAACTACAAGTCAAGACATATTGTATATGTTGGTGGAGTAGATAAAAGTGGTAAAAAAGCAAAAGATACAAGAACAGATGCACAAAAAGAAGCATTAGAAATGTATGTAAAGGCACATACTACGTTACAGCCACAATGGCGAATAGCTGGGCATTATCATTTTGCTGCAAAAGCCTGTCCTAGTTTTGACGTTGAAGAATGGTTAGAGGAAATCGGAGTAAACAAAAAAAACATCTATACTAAAAAGCCAACAGTTTTATGAGATATTTAATATTAGTTTTATTATTATCTAGTTGCACAAGTACATACCATTTAAAAAAAGCAATAAAAAAAGATCCTAAAATATTACAGGATAGAATTATTGTAGATACATTAAAAATAGAAACATTAGATTCTGTAGCTTATGTTGTTAACGATACTATTCGTTATACCTATTTTAAGACGATTAGGGACACGATAATTAGCACAAGGTACAAATACATTAAAAACCCTAAAACAAGGCAGGAGATACGTTTAGAATCCAAAAAAGAAATAAAGACTATAAAAGAAACTGCGAAAATTGATAGATTAGACAAAAGACTAAACAAAAGAATTAAACAAACAGAGGTTCGTAAATCAGGAGGAGGATGGATGTTATGGTTGTTTTTATTTTTTTTAGGTGTTTTATGTGGAGGTTTTATAGTTTTAATTTTAAGAAAATAGTTTATTTATCAAATATATTTACTAATATTGTGTGCCTTGTAAAAGGTTTCATAGTTTATAGTTTTTCGTCTAAAGTCCTGTTATTAGTTTAGCAGGGCTTTTTTTATTTATTTATTATGAAAGATTTTAGACCAAGATTAAGAGGTAATTTAAAGAAAGCATTTTTTAACATTACAAAAAAAGAAACAAGAGTTTTAGTTATTGGAGATTTGCACGAGCCATTTTGTTTAGATGGTTATTTAGAACATTGTAAAGATGTCTATGCTAAATGGAATTGTAATAGGGTGGTGCAAATTGGAGATGTTATAGATAATCATTATTCAAGTTATCACGAAACTGATCCTGATGGAATGGGTGCTGGAGATGAATTAGAATTTGCAATAAAAAAACTATCTAAATGGTATAAGGCTTTTCCTAAAGCTGATGTAACTATCGGAAATCACGATAGACTTATTCGTAGAAAGGCATTTAGTGGTGGTATTCCTAAACAATGGATTAAAGAATATTCAGAAGTTTTAGGAGTTAAAGGTTGGAATTTTACAGATAGAGTAGTTATTGATGGTGTTCAATATATACACGGAGAATCAGGTAAAGCTATAAAGAAAGCTAAAGACGATATGATGAGTACAGTTCAAGGACATAGACATACAGAATGTGGAGTAGAATGGGCAGTAGGTGCTAATTTTAAAATCTTTGGCTGTGCTGTAGGCTGTGGTATCAATCACGAAACTTATGCAATGGCTTATGGTAAGAACTTTAAAAAACCAGCTATTGGATGTGCAGTAGTTTTTGGAGGTAAATATGCTATAAATCAGCCTATGGATTTATAAAATCTTTGATTAGATTTTAATCAGACTTTGATTAGATACTTGGAATTTAATTCTAATGGCACATCTCAAGTTTTTAATGTACTAACACATTAATATACATAAAAGTGTCTTAAATCGCTTTAAAATGCAAATTAGCCTATTTGCAAATGTCAAAAATTTTGTTAAGGGAAATCATAAAAAAATAAAAATAAAAAAAAGTATATATTTTTTGTTGATAAGTAAAATATTATTATTAGTTTTACAAACATAAACTTTAAAACTATAAAAACAATGAAATTAAAAGATTTAAAAACATCAGAAGATTTAACATCAAGTATGTTAATTAAAGTAGGAAACTTTGGAATGAGTATAGGTATAGATGGACATCAAGTTATGTTGTTCTCATTAATAACTGACAAAGCTATTAAATTAAATAAATGCAAATCAAACAAAAAATTAAAGCAATTAAAAAAAGAGTTTAAAACTTGGTTATGTTGTGATGAAGAATTTTGGTTTGAAAGATTAAGTAAAGACCAAATATTTAAAATGATAAATATTATAAAATAATAATAAACAATAGGGAGGTAATACTCCCTTTTTTAATTTAAATAACTATGAAAATATATAGAGTAAACGACAAACATTACACTAATTATAATTTAGCATTATTAGAAGGTGTAAAAGAAAACTACGCAATAATAACTATTGAAGTAAACGATACAAAAGAATTTTATATTGAAAGAGATGGAGAAGAATTATTGCTTATAGATGATGATGGAAATGAGTATGTATGTGAATGTGATTTTTATTGCGAGGACATTGTAGTTGATAGATGTCATATTACAGATGCAGAAGATTTAGAAAGAGTATATAATTTTAGAAACATACAAATAGAAAGAAAACCTATTGAACATTTTAATCTTGATCCTGTAACAATAGAACAAATTAATAATGAATTTGAAGATATTTGTCAAATGAAAACAGAAGATTCAATATGATACATTTTTTAAAACATCTATTTGGATTATGTGGCGAATCACATCCAAACATATTTACAATTCTTATGGGTGTTCCAATTTTAACTTATATTATTTACTATATTAAAAACTTATTCAAATGAACATAATGCAAAAAATACACGATGCTTTTAATTGCCCTAACAAGAAACGAGAATGGGATAATGTATATAAACCAAACATAAAAATTAAAAAGACAATAAGACCATCAGGTAATCCTACATTTAACGAAACATTCCAGCATATTCACAAAGAACTAAATAAACTAAAATGAAAGGAGAAATAGAACAAACAGCAATTAATGATATTATCAATATATTAAAAAAAATAGATGTTACTGAAAAAACATTAAACAGGATCATACAAAAATTAGTTAATGAGTTTAAATTAAAAAAATAATGGATATAAAAGAATACATACAATTGGAAAAATTAGATACAAATAACAGGAAAAGAGAAATAGTTTATAAAAGATTTTATATGTTTGCGTATCTACGAAAAACCTATGGTTATTCATTACAAAGAATTGGTAGGTTGTTTGGTAGACATCACGCTACAATTATGCACGGAATAAAAGAATACGAATACTTTAAAGAAGATAAATTGTTTCAAGAGATTACAGAAGAAATTAGGCAAGATTATCCTATGGGAGTAATACAAAAAAATGATTTAATGAGTTCAATGTATAAGATATTAGGACAACAAAATATATTAATAAACAAAATAAAATAATGGCGAAGGAACTACCTTTTTTTAGATTTAATGTAAGTGAATGGCTTACAGGGAACATAGCGTACGAATCTTATGAAATACAGGGATTATTTATAAAAGTATGCTGTGAGTATTGGAACAGAAAAAATTGTTTAACGATCCAGGAAATAAAAAAGAGAACAAAAGAAGATAAAAACATAGATTATTTAATAGAAAATAATTTTTTAATAAAAAAAAGGAACAAAATAAAGATTAAATTCCTAGACGAAGAAAAAAAGCAAATTGACGATAAGTCATTAAAATTAAGCATTGCAGGTAGGAAGGGTGGCTTAAGCAAGGCTAAAGCTAGGCTCAAGCATAAAGAAATAGAAAGAGAAATAGAAATAGATAATATAAAGAAAGAGAAAAAGATAAAGCATTGGAACGAAAATCTACCAACAGGAATATAGAATGTAATATCTGTTCTTCTGAAATAGATGAAGAAAATGGAGATATAGTAGGTTATTTTGGAATATTAGAAGTTGCTTTTTGTGTTTGGTGTTATAGTGGAATAAGAGATATGGTTGAGCAATGTGAAGGATATGATGATATAAATACTTTAAAAGAAAAAATTAATATATTAGAAGAAAATTAAAACTAACTATGATTATAAACCACAGGGAAAATGACGATTTCCTAGAACAAGCAAGACAAAATAAAGTTCCTCAAGGTTTAGGAATAAACAACGATTTAGATAATCACTTACGATTTAAAGCTGGAAGTTTTAACATAATTTTAGGACACGCAAACGTAGGTAAAACATATTGGGTATTATGGTATTTACTTTGTTTATCTAAAATTCATAAAAAGAAACATCTAATTTATGCAGCAGAAAATACAGTAAATGGTTTAAAAAGAAATCTTATAGATTTGTATGCTGGAAAAAAGATAAAAGACCAAACAAAGTTTGAATTAAAAACAAACAAAGAATTTATAGAAAAGCATTTTGATTTTATAGACCATCTTAAAATTTGGAACATAAACGAATTTATGAAAGGTATTCAATCAATAAACAAAAAATATGATTCTATAATGATTGATCCTATAAATGCATTTTCAAAACCTAAAGGAGTAAATGCACACGAACACGATTACGAAACAGCAAGTAAATTAAGATTATTTGCAAAGAAGTTTAAAACAACAATATATGTTTGTATGCATTGTTCAACAGAAGCATTACGAAAAGTACATCCATTAAAACACGATTACGAAGGTATGCCTATTAGACCAAATGGAGCAGATGCAGAAGGTGGTGGTAAATGGTTAAATAGGTGTGATGATTTTATAAGTATTCATAGATACACAAGCCATCCTCACGATTGGATGTACACACAAATACATTGCTTAAAAATTAAAGAAACAGAAACAGGAGGTTCTCCTACATTTTTTAACGAGCCTGTATTATTTAAGTTAGAAAAAGGTACAAAATTTACTTGTGCTGGAATTAATAGTTTAGAGTTATGTTCAAAGTAAAAGTTAATCAGGACATTATAGAATACTGTAAAAACCAAGTTGATAAATATAACTTTGGTAAAAGAAGTTCTGCTAACGGAAATAAAGAACAACAGCTAACAGGAATAATTGGGCAAAGTGTTGTAATGAATTTATTTGGTTTAGGGAATGTAAATGGAGAAGATGGTTTTGATGATGGTGTAGATATTTTGTATAACAATAAAAAAATAGATGTCAAAACAATGGGCAGGAAATCAGATGTTAAACAAAACTATACTAATAACTTTTTGAAGCTACAGGATCATTATTCAACAGAAATTTATATATTTTGCAGTTACCATAAAACAAAAGAAGAATTAACTATATGTGGATGGATTAATAAAACTGATTTTATAAACAAAAGAAGATACTATCCAAAAGGAACAGAACGTAAAAGATTTGATGGAACAACATTTGAAACATTTGCAGATTTATACGAAATAGATAACAAAGATTTAAATCAAGTAAACAACATAGACGAATTAAAACAACAATTAAAGAGTAAAACTATGATAACATTTGAAAAAATATCAGACGTTCATTACAAGGCATATAAACACGAATTATTTTTAAATAGTATAGAAATACATTCAGACAAATATGTCATTGTTAATCGTTATTCTCGTTTAGATGTACCTAAACATTTAAAAGACTATTTACCTTATTTAATTTTAGATACATATAAACAGGATTTAAAAACATATAATTTAAGAGAGTATAGTAATTCCCAGCCTGAAGGAACATTATCAATAAAAAAGATGTTAAATAAATTAAAAAATGAGGTGCAAAAATTGTAAAGAGAAATTTGAACCTAAACAATTTAATAGAAAGTTTTGTTACAAAGACGAATGTATAGATGCCTATTTTGAATATTTAAAAAAACAAGCTGAAAAAAAGTGGAATAAGGAAAAGAAGATTAGAAAAGAAAAACTTAAAACAGTCCAAGATTTACTTAAAGAAGCACAAATAGTTTTTAATAAGTACATCAGATTAAGAGATAAAGGTTTGCCTTGTATATCTTGTCAAAATCCAAAGCCTAAAAAAATAAATGCTGGTCATTATATTGCTAGTGGCAAAAGTAAATTTTTGACTTTTAACGAGGATAACGTACATCTCCAATGCGAGTATTGCAATACATATAAACATTCAAATTCTATTGATTACAGGATTAATCTAATTAAAAAAATAGGTGTTGATAGAGTAGAGTATTTAGAGAACAATAGACATAAAACAAAGAAATACACAAGAGAAGAATTATACGAGATAATAGATGAGTATAAAAAGAAGATAAAAAGTATATAGTTTGTATATATTTTTGTATCTTTGTAAAAAAATAATCTTATGAAAATAGAAGCTAAACCTAAAAAAAGGTTATATGCACCTGATGAAGAATGTTTAGAAATCATCAAAGCAGAATTAAAAAAAATTGGTATTAAATCTAATAATACTCAAGCAGTAAATCACGCAGTATTTTTTCTAGCTAAAACAATCAAAACAAAAGAAGCTGGAGAACGAGCATATCAAAAAGAACAAAAGAAAAATAAAAAGAAGTCAAAAGTTAAATCAATTAAATCTAAATAACTATGAACAAAACAGAAAAACAACAAACAAAAAGTATTTACAAAAGCCTTGCATCATTTCAACAAGAATGTCCTGTAATACATAAAGGAACAAAAGGCTATGGATATTCTTATAGTGATTTACCTACAATCTTTAAGGTAATTAATCCATTGTTAAAAAAGCATAAACTAGGCTTTACTCAATTAATGAATGAAGGTTGTATAGAAACAACATTATTCCATATAGATACAGGGCAAACAATTACAAGTAAAACACCTATTCCTGAAGATGTAAATTTAAAAGGTATGAATCAATTTCAAGTATTAGGATCAGCAGTTACATATATTCGTAGATATGCTTTATCTAGTATGCTTGGAATAGTTACAGATAAAGATACTGATGCTGCTGGAGAGCAAATACCAAACAAAAAGAAACTATCAACAGAAAGGTTTCAAAAAGGATTAGACAAAATACAAGATGGTCAATTAACTAAAGACCAATTTTTAAATATGTTGGTTGCTTATGATTTGACATCAACACAAAAATCAGCTATAAAACTATTGTAAAATGGAAAAACTATTAATAAGAGCATCAAGTATAGGCAGAATAATGTCAGACAATCCTAACACAAAACTAACAGAAAGGCAATCTATCACTTTAGATGGGTTGCTTTCTAAAATAAAGCTAACAGAAAAACAGGCAGAATTAAGAGATACTTTATTGCTTAAAAGAGATGCAAAGCCTGAACTATCAAAAGGTGGTAAATCATATATTCGTGAGTTATGGTTAGAAAATAACTATGGTATAAAGCAAGAAATAAACAATAAGTACATAGACAAAGGTAACGAAGTGGAAAGTTTATCTATAAAACTTGCTGAACTTACAACAGATTTAGGAGAACTATATAAGAATGATGAATACTTTGAAAATGATTTTGTTTGTGGTACACCTGATGTTATTACAGATACACATATTATAGACGTTAAGTCTAGCTGGTCAGCAGCTACATTCCCATTTTTTGAAGAAAAAATAACGAACACAAATTACGAATGGCAATTAAAAGCATATATGTGGCTTACTAATATTCATAAATCATATTTAAGTTATTGTTTAGTTACTACACCTGAAATCTTGATTCAGGATGAAATAAAAAGAGTTTCTTGGAAAAGAGGGGAAATAGAAATTAGCGAAGAAACAGAAGAAGAAGTAAGAGAATTTCATAACCTAGATAAAATCCCTATATGGGAAAGGGTAAAATCTTTTGAAGTTAAATTAACAGGAGAAGATATTATGAAGATGAAAGAGAAAATAACATTAGCTAGAGAATATTACAATAGTTTAAAATTATGAAAATAACAAATGAAGATAATATGGAACTGATGTCTAGGTATGAAGATAACTACTTTGATTTGGCTATTGTAGACCCTCCTTATGGAACTAAATACAATAAAATTAAAAATTGGGATTTTATTCCTTCAAAAGATTATTTTATAGAATTGTTTAGAACTTCTAAAAATCAAATCATTTGGGGAGGCAACTTTTTTGGAGAATATTTAGGTGCAACTACTTGCCCTATAATTTGGGATAAAGAAAATGGAGAAAGTTTTGCAAGTGATGGAGAGTTCGCTTGGTGCAGTTTTAATAAAAATCAGTTAAGAATATATAGACAATTTTGGTTTAGCAATATGATGAAGAAAGAAGAAAAACCTATAATACATCCAACACAAAAACCTGTTAAACTTTATGAATGGCTTTTAATGAATTATGCAAAACAAGGAGATAAGATATTAGATACTCATCTTGGAAGTGGCTCAATAGCTATTGCTTGTCATAACTTAAAATATGATTTAACTGCTTGTGAATTAGATAAAGACTATTACGAATCTGCAATAAAAAGAATTGAACAACACAAAGCACAACAACGATTATTTTAAAAAAAATGATTATATTGTAAAACTTAATAACCGAAAAAAATAAATATATGTCTTTTAAAATGAAAGGAACAATCGCATCAATAGGTCAAAAAAAGGCTTTAGATAATGGTGCAATAGTATTAGATTATGTAGTTAATCATACCAGCGAAAATGGATATGTTACTCCTTACAGCTTTAACATTTATAAAGCAAGTGAATACACAGAGCATTTAGATAAGTTTTTAGAATTTAATAAAGTTGGAGATAACGTAGAAGTTGAATTTAACATCAGAGGCAGAGAATTTAACGGAAAAATTTATAATTCTCTATCTCATTGGAGATGTGAAAAAGAGAAAGGTGCATCTATGGAATTAAACGAGCCTGTAAATGTAGAATCAGATGGTGGTATGCCATTTTAATAATACACCCTAGCATTAGTTTGTTAGGGTTTTTTTTATGCCTTATGTTAGATGGTCTTTTTTATGTAGTAGAATACAAGATGGCAAACGAATTGTTTGTAAAGAAGTTTGTATATGAAACAAAATGTTTAGATGCAACAGATGGTGTAATTTATACGAACACAATAAACGCATCAGAATTAATACTAAACAGAAAGTATTTAGAGTATAGGATAGAACGTATAATGCGACAAAACGAGATAATTGAATAAACAAATACAACAAAATAAAGTTATATAGTTATGAGATGGTTTGATATAGTTTCAAAAAGGCATAACGAATATTTAAGAATTGTACGTTCATTCCCTGAAAACATAAATAACAAATATATTGAAGATATAGTACAAGATGCATATATTGAATTATCAGAATTAGGAACAAAGAAACATAAAGAGAACGACAAAAGAGTAAACGATAAATACAAAGATTTACCAATAAGCCAAAGAATACTAAACGAGGATAAAGAAGTAAATATGATTTATATGTGGATTACTCTAAAAAGAGTTTCTATGAATCATTTAAAATGTAGAAAAAGAAACGAATATATTATAAAGCTGGGAGAAGGTTTTGATATGGCTGATGTATCAGGTAGCGAAAATGAAAAAGCATTTAAAATTATAATAGATAAAATAGAAGCTGAAACTAATAGATGGCATTGGTACGATAGAATGTTATTTGATACTTATGTAAGTAATCAAAAAAGTATGCGTAAGTTAAGTGAAGAAACAAAGATTAGTTTAACGTCAGTATTTAATACTTTAAAGAATTGTAAAAAACGATTACAACAAAATATAGGAGAAGATTATTTAGACTATTTATATAAAGATTTTGAACTAATAAAGTAATGGCTAAAAGAGTAATTATATCAAAACTATTTACACCTAAAAAAAAGAGAAAAGGAGTACATAGTAAAAGTAAATCAAGTAAATTAAAATCCTCTAAAAATTATAAAAAGAAATATAGAGGACAAGGTAAATAAATATAATATGGAAAAGAAAAAACCAGCTAAAAAAACAACAAAGAAAAAAGTGGTTAAAAAACCAAAAAAAGTGGTTGAAAATAAACCAAAAGTTGAAGGTCTAGGAGATGTAGTAGAAGTAATAACAGAAAAGACAGGAATTAAGAAAGCAGTAAAAGCTGTATTTGGAGATGATTGTGGATGTGAAGAACGTAAAGAAAAATTGAACAATCTTTTTAATTGGAAAGTAGAATGTATTGATAAATATGAATACGAAATACTTGATGGTTTCTTTACAGGAAATCCTACAGTAATTAAACCTAGTGAATGGAGAAAACTAGCAGAGATAGCAAGAAGAATATTTAACAGAAGAATAGAAAACGATATGGGTTGTGGTGGATGCGTTAGAGAGATTGTATCTAAACTAAAAAAGGTTTATGAAACGTATGAAGAAACGGATGAGAAATAAATTAATAGCAGATGTATCAGCAGTAATAATTGTATTACTGACATTGCTAATTTTAAAATATATTATTGGATGAAAATCTAATAGTTAGATTATATTAGATTATGGATGGAAGAAAAAATAATGGGAACAAAGGACATTCTACAAAAGCTAAAGGAAGCGATAAGAGAAAGAATGAATACAGAAAAGCATTAGAACTAGCATCTACTCCTGAAGATGTCGTAGAGGTCATTAAAAAGCTAAAAGAGAAGGCTATAAATAAAAGTGATGTAAATGCAATTAAACTGTATTTAGAATATTATTTAGGTAAGCCTAAAGACAGTATAGAAATAGAAGGTAATCTTAACACAGGATATTCTTTTAATGAAGTGATAGCATTAATTAGGGGTAGTGATAAATCATAAGTATTTAACATTAAATAATCCAACTAGATATTTTATAGTTACAGGGGGTAGAGGTTCAGGTAAATCGTATTCTATAAATATGCTTTTATGTTTGTTAATGACATATGAAGCTGGGCATACAATTCTATTTACAAGATACACATTACGTTCTGCATCAATATCTATTATTCCTGAATTTGTAGATAAAATACAGCACCTAAAAATGTTTAATGATTTTATTATAACAAAAGATGAAATCATACATAGAGAAACAAGAAGTAAGATTTTATTTAGAGGTATTAAAACATCATCAGGGAATCAGGTAGCAAATCTTAAATCATTACAAGGTGTTACAACTTGGGTACTTGATGAAGCTGAAGAATTAGTAGATGAGAATATCTTTGATACTATAGATTTATCTGTACGTCAAAAAGACATTCAGAATAGAGTTATAATGATTCTAAATCCAGCAACAAAAGAACATTTTATTTACAGAAGGTTTTTTGAAGAAGCAGGAGTACAAGCTGGAATGAATCACAGTAAAGGAGATGTAACATATATACATACAACATACCTAGACAATAAAGAGAATTTAAGTAAAAGCTATATTGCTCAAATAGAAAGGATCAAAGAAAACAATCCAAAGAAATACGACCATATAATAAAAGGCTCTTGGATAAATAGAGCAGAAGGTGTTGTGTTTGATAATTGGTCTTATGGTAAATTTAATCCTGATAATTTACAAACATCTTGTGGAATGGATTTTGGCTTTTCTGTTGATCCTGATACGTTAATAGAAGTTGCTATTGATAAAACTAAAAACAAGATATATCTAAAAGAACACATATATCAGACAGGAATTAAAACACATATACTAGGTGCAATGATAAAAGATAGAATAGGAGATAAATTAATTATTGCAGATTCAGCAGAGCCTAGATTGATAGAAGATTTAAAACATCAAAGAGTAAACATTCAAGCAGTAAAGAAAGGAACAATAGAATCAGGCATTGTAAGAATGCAAGATTTTGAAATTATAATTGATCCTGATAGCACAAACATAGGTAAAGAGTTTAATAATTATTCTTATGCAGACAAAGGTAGTAAACTATATATTGATAATTGGAATCACGCAATAGATGCTGCTAGGTATAACATAATATACCATTTAGACAATCCTAATAGAGGTAAATATTTCATACAATAAAAAAAGCACCTACTACTCTCCCAAATTATAGATGCTTTTTCACTAATAAACAATAAAAATCAAATATAATTATTGCATATAACAAAAACAAAAAAAAATAGTTAATTAAATAGATATGAAGGCATCAATAACAATTCCTGATAATTTGAACGAAATATCTGTTGGACAATACCAGCGATATGTTGCAGTTACAAAAGGAATAGAAGGAGAGTTTTTAAACCAAAGAACAATAGAGGTTTTTTGTAATGTACCTTTTGAAAGAGTTATTTTAATGAAGCATAATGACGTTAAAGAAATAGCAGAACATTTAGTTGCATTAATAAACGAAGAAAATGTAGATTTTAAACATAGGTTTAATATAAAAGACCAAGAGTTTGGTTTTATTCCTGATTTAGATGAAATGACATCAGGAGAGTTTGCAGATTTAACAGCATATCTTGGTAAGCCTGAAGAAATGCACAAGGCAATGGCTGTTTTATTTAGACCGATAGTAAAGAAGGAAGGAGATAAATATGATATATGTGAATACAATGGTACAAAAGAGTTTAGCGATTTAATGAAGTATATGCCTTTAGGTATTGCTTTTGGTAGCTTGGTTTTTTTTTACAATTTAGCGAAAGACTTAACGAAAGGTACGCAACACTCTATCAGGGAGGAACTAATGAAGGAGGTCTTGGAAAAGTAGAAAACTTTGGTCGTAAGTGGGGGTTTTATCAGAACTTTTACACTTTGGCTCAAGGCGATATTAGAAGATTTGATGAAATAAGTAAAATGAATATACATACTTGTTTAACATATTTAAGTTTTGAAAAAGAGAAGAACGAAGTAGAAGCAGAATTAATAAAAAAGAGTTATAAGAAATGATAACATATTACAATTTACTAGATACAATAAAAACACAATTACTAGAAGACCCACAATGTAATTCTGTTACTGAAGGCTCTATATGGGAAATAGATTTAGCTAAACAAACTATAATGCCTTATGCACACATTCAAGTTAATAGTGCATCAATTACAGAACGTACAAATATATTTAATGTTACTGTTTTCTGTATGGATATTGTAGACAAGTCTAAAGAAGAAACAACAGATAAATTCAAAGGTAACGATAACGAACAGGATGTATTAAATACACAATTTGCAGTTGCTACAAGATTGTTAGAATTAATGCGTAGAGGAGATTTAAGAAACGATAATTTTGCTTTATTAGAAGGTTCATCTCCAAGTCTTGAATCGTTTACAGAGAGATTTGAGAATTTTTATGCTGGATGGGCAGCTACATTTGATGTAGAAGTTCCTAACGAAATGACTATATGTGGAACAGTTGCACCATCAGCTTGTGAAGATGCTTCATATAGTATTACAGATTCAGCAGGAACAGTATTATATAGTGGAACGATTGTATCAGGTGGCTCATTAACACAAGCAATATCAAATAGTGCAGTAAGCAATTCTGACGATAGTTTTACAGCAAGTATTTTAGCACAAGGAACATTGGCTCTTGGAGATATAGAAATAACAGTTCGTAATAGTGCAGGAGCAACAGTTGGAACAAACACATTACCAGCAGCAGTTAATGGTACAGCAACAGCACCTGATGGAACAGTAAGAAATACAGATGGTAGTTATTCTCTTGCAGTAGTTTCAGGAACAACAGATGGTGTTATACCTAATAGCACAATGAATTTTAATGGTGCAAGTGAAGGAACATTTGTTAGTGTAAAAACAACAGCAGTTACTTTGAAGGATGAAACAGGATCAAACCTTACTCCGACATCAAAAAGTTTAGCAAGTAATACATTAGCATTAGTAGTTCAAAATCCTGTAACAGTATTTACAGATATGTACACAGGAAAAGCAGTTTCACACGGAGGAACAGTTGAATCATTATCTTGTATAGATACATCTGATGTATTTAGTGCTGCACCATTAGGAAAAATACAGCCATCAGCTTACGGAACAGGAAAACTAATTGCAATGAAGCCATTAGCAGGAGGTTTTGATTTAGATGTTGTAAGAAGCACAACAGCATACAGAACAAATAGCAGTAATTTATTAGAATCAGTTGCAGCGAATGTTCCAAGACTAGATTATGAAGGTGTTACTTGTCCATCTGTTTTAGTAGAAGCACAATCAACAAATCTATTACTTTACTCACAGGAATTTGATAATTCTTGGTGGAAAAAAAATAGTTCAACAGTAACAGCTAATGATGCAGTTGCTCCTGATGGAACAACAACAGCAGAAAAGTTAGCTTTAGGTGGTGTAAATTTAGCTAGGTTATTTAGAAACAGTACAGTAACAACATCTAACACTCATACATTTAGTATATGGATGAAAGGAACAGCAGGAGAGCAAGTTACATTAGAAGCTGGAAGTGGAGCAAATTCTGTTACATTGACTGCTAATTGGGTTAGATATAGTGTTGTAAATACAGGAGGTGAAACATCAACAAATGTTAAAGTTATAAATAGGTCATCAAATGGAGATGATGCAAACGATATTTATATTTGGGGCGCACAATTAGAAGAAACATCTACGGCTAGTTCATATATTGTAACAACGTCTGCAAGTGCTACAAGAAATGCAGATGTATTATCAGTAACAGGCTTAACAGGATCATCAACAGTAACAGAAACATTTGAAGATGATTCAACAAACGTAATAAGTAATCCTAGTACATATACAATGAGTACAGGAAGAATTAAAAAAGTAACACGAACAGTATGATAGTATATAAATTAAAATACGAAGATTACCAAAAGGCAATTTTAGATTTAATGAATAAAGGAGTTTTCTTAAATTCTAAATTAGATTATGCTACACATATTCAAGCTGTAGTTTTTATTGGTAAAATAGAAATAACAGAAGGAACGTATGATGAACAAGATAAAGTATTAACAGAGCCAACATATGAAGATGGTTTTTTTGTTGATGTTATGAGTTCACAAGAAATAGATTTTGATAATATAGTAACACCAAACAATCCTGTACATAAATTTGCAGGGCAATAAGATATGTTTAAACCTGAAGAAGTAGAAAAAGAATTATCAGCTTTTGGTAAGTATGTTGTAAAACAAGCAAAAACAAGATTATCAAAAAGCAAAAAAAAATCTAGTGGAAATTTATATAATTCTATTGGCTTTGATTTAAAGGTAATGCGTAATTCTTTTAGTATGTCTTTTTTTATGCAAGATTATGGTGCTTTTGTAGATGAAGGAGTACGAGGTAATAAAAGTAGTAGTAAAGGTAATAGACAAACTCAATCTCGTTTTAAATTTGGTACAAATAGTAGTTTAATAGGAAAATCTAAAGGAGGGATGTCAGGCTTGATGGCTAAATGGGCAAAGAAAAAAGGTTTTCAATGGAGAGATAAAGAATCAGGAAGATTTATGTCGCACAAATCTATGGGATATTTAATAGCTAGAAGCATATATAACAAAGGATTAAAACCTACATTATTTTTTACAAAACCATTTGAGGATGCTTTTTTAAGATTGCCTGAAGATATAATAGAAAAATTTGGTTTAGATGTAGATGAATTTTTAGAACAAGTAACACAAGGAACAGATTAAAATAATAGACAATGTCAAACGTATATACAAAAATAAATACAAGAAGTCCGTACATAATATCTCAAGCTGGAACATCAGCAGGGCAATTAATACAAGTAGAATTATACATACATCAATCAGGTGGAAGTGAACCTGGATCAGCAACATTTAATTTATCAAAGCCTGTACCTAGTGCTAGTTTACTAACAGTATATTTTGATATATCTCCATATTTAAAATATTATATTAGTCATACATCACTTACTCCTGTAACAGGATTAACAGCAACATCTGCTGGTAATTACGTTTATTGTAAAGCATTAATAAAAAGAGCAGGAGTTTTACAAGATACAAAATTCTTAATTGGTTATAATGGCTATGGTTATTTTGAGAATGGAAGCAATCCTGTATTAGATGCTCATATAATGTTAGATGAAGGAGAATACTATATGTATAAAAACCAAAACAACGGAGCATTATTTTATTCTATTGATAGTGATGCTTCTCCAGCAGAAGATTGGGATGCTACATACGTTTGTTTAGATGGTACAACAGCAAATGTAGATATAAACTTAAACACACAAGATAATGCATATATTCCTTACATTACTCCAACACATAAAAACAATGGAGGATCAACATTGAAAATATATAAAGATTCATCATTATATAAAACATTTACATTTACAGAAGTATGCGAACCTAAATATACTCCTGTTGTTTGTGATTTTGTAAATAAATACGGAGTATGGCAAACGATAATTTTCTTTAAGGTATCAAAGTCCAATATTAATACAACAAGAAGTACGTTTAATATGATGCCATCTAGTCCAGCATATAATACATCTAAAAACATCACACAAAACTTTAATACAAATGGTACAGAAACAATTACTGTAAATACAGGATTTGTAAGAGAAGGTTATAATGATGTTATGAAACAAATATTATTAAGTGAAACAATTAGGTTAGATGGAAAACCTGTTGTTCCACAAACAAATAGTTTAGATATGCACAAGAGCATAAACGAAAGATTGATTAATTATACATTGTCATTTAATTACGCACATCATATTATAAATAATATTCAGTAATGAGAACAGTTCAATTATACATAAATGATAAAAAGGTAGATTTATATGGAGATGAAAAAATTTCAATTACATCTAGTAT